GATAGTAATTCTAGCAAAGACGCCAACGTCACCAACTCTAGAATCAACGTAACCACTTAAAGGATCGGTATACCCTCTCCCGATAATGCCAGTGACCCCAAATTCTAAATTTGTTGCAGAGCCGATTGCATTAGAACAGTCCAGATCTCCTGCTTTAAACCTATCTGATTGGTAGCTGCCGGGAGCAGAAGGAAGAGATAGGTTTAAAGAACTGCTGGATTGACCAAATGCAACAGATGTGTAAAATAGTAGAAATATGAGTGAAATGAGTAGAAGTCTACTCCATGTGTAATTGATCATCGTCACACCTTTGAGCATATTCTTGAATCTATGCCAGTTGATTCTGCGTCATCTACAAATCTTCTAGAAGTAGTGCAGATATATTCTATACGTTCACAGTCAATTTCTCTGATGTAAATTTCAACAGTCTTTTGACCTAGATAAGGAACGTTTATTAATTTATTTGGCGTAGCAAATCGAATTGTGTTCCAGTCTTCATCGTAAACAGAAATTTCATAGTACTCTATCTCTTTTCTTTTGTTGAAAAGTTTCATAGTAGTCACGACAATGTCGTCTAAGAACGAAGGTCTGAACTTAGGGTAGGTAGGTGTCCATTCGTGAGCTTGTGCAGTAGCAGCTAAAAATATAACTGCTACTGCTGCAATAAACCTTTTCATCAGTTTGCAATGCACTCTGCTGTGATATTTGCAGAATACTCGCCACCCGGAAATGATTTTCCGAATCCATAAGTCACTTCGGAATCAATTTGAAACCATGTGGAACCAGCAACAGAAAGATCGTATTCTGTTACATTGTCATATTCTACTTTGGCTGCTTCATAACCAGACATCAAAGCGTCAGATGTTGACGAAACAGTTACTTCTCCGTCCCAATTGAGAGCATCGGTCAAGCTTGGTGACGACACAAATGATTGAGGCCAAGAAATTTTAGCAGTGTAATAATCTGCAATGGTAACGTCATATCTTACGATAGGGAATACGCCACCATCTACAGGATCTGTGCTTAGTGCATCTGGGGTTGGGTTTCCATAAACACCAGACGTGTCAGTGTAAATGCTGCACTTGGATGAGACATTGCCTATAATTGGAACAGATTCTGCATAAGCAAATCCTGCAATAAAAAGCGTAGACAATGCAAAGATAGTTCTTAACATTTTATTCTCCGGTTAGTTCTTCTCTGTCATACTGAGAGCGCACCATAGAATAATATCTGGCTGATCCTGCCAGTTGTCTCAACGCCCTGTTATTATCAGGCATTTCTTTATCATCAATGATATTTTTGTCAGGGTATTCGTTTCCCTGATATTCAACTTGGTAGTATGGAACAAGAAGAGGTTCTGGATTAAGTTTTTTAAGCATTTCCTGTTGTCGGTTGAGGTCTACTAAACCACCGACTTTTGGATCAGATCTTAAAAGACGTTCTAAATCTTCATCTTCTTCTTCTTCAAAAAAATTTTCAACTACATCATCTTTTTCAAGTTCAATTTTTTGAGATTCTTTAAATTCAAGCCAGTATTCATAAAATTCTTCATCTGGCGTCATGACTTGAATCCCGCTTACGTATTTATAAACAGCGTTCAGGAAACCCGGACACGTTGGATCTGAAAGTGGATTTGTACAAACAACTTGATCTGGTGTTATATCCATTCTGTAAGAATAAAACATAGAAGGGTCGGATATTGTCCCATTTCCTTCTACGTCCATGCTTCCTTGTCCCCATTGTTCTCCCGGTATTCCAGCAAACCTGAAGTTCTTTTGAATGGAGTTTCCCGGAAGTCCTGACCAATCGTCAACTTCTTCAAAAATGTAACCACCGTTTACAGCATCTTCATTACGAACGTATACTTTAACATCTTCAGCGGGATCTTTTGATATAACGTAATAGTAAGTTATGCCGTTGACCTGTAAGGTTACGTTAGGAGAAGTGAAGTCTGGTAAAACACCAGTCATTGACCAACTAAGAGCATCTTGTGCTGCATTGTTGGTTACACCATAAATGCTATCCGCCCAAGAGTAATGCCAGAACACCGACAACGATAGCACCGCCAATAAGGGTAGTACGAGTTTCTGAGTCAATGTTAATGCCTCTATTGTTTTCTGAGTCTGGTCTACGATCTTGGTTGATGGGCTTGTCCCATTCTTCTTTGGCTTGTTCTCCAATCATACCATCGATAGGACAGGGAGTTCCCGCATTCATCATGGCAGTAAAAATTCTAGGATCCTGACACATCACAGATACGGCTGCAACTTTCATTCCCATGTCATAAAGTGTTTTAGCATTTTTGAGTTTTTCACAGTTCATGTCTCGAACTGTCGATCCAGCAGATATTCCCAAGATTTGCGTTTGAACAGCACCTGAAACTCCAACCGTACAAAGGTCAGAGTTTGCCGTATTGAGGTTTGGTGCAATAGCAGAAGGCGGTGCCGAAATTACCGTAGTGGTAGATTCCGATTTTGTGTCAACAGTGCTTTCAGTGTAATTTTCAGTCACTATCGGTTCATTTTGTGAAAATGCAATATTTGGAATAACAAATAACACTGCTACGAGTAGCAGTCTTTTAAACATTTCATGTCCTTAAATGTCGAATAATTTTCTAGATGAAATCACTTCGAAGAAGGTTTTACTCTTCTGGTTGTTTAATGCATTATAATTTTTTAGTGTAATTTCTGAATATGTTGGTCTGTAGTGTAAGGTTCTTTCCTTTGGAATACAAAGAAGTTGACCTGTAGTTCTCATAGCTTTTCTTTTCTCATCATGCCTCAAAGGATTCATTTGTGGATCTTTTTCGGGTTGAGAAGAAAGAACTTGTAACATATCTTCAGGTGTTTTGATGGATTTCAGTTGCTGAAGAACAATCTTCATTCTATTTTCAGAAGACTTTCTAGAAGCCTTTTCATGTGGGTTATCTTTGTTGTTTTGATAACCAGCCCAAGGCATGTCGATACCGTGATTTGTTCTCACAATACCGTCAGTCTTTTTAAGTTTTTTGAAAGTATATTCGTATTTTTTATTAGGACCGTGATAGTCTCTGAATGCTCCTTCCAGAATGTAACACTCATTGTCGTCTGCAATTAAAGTATTTCCCGGAATCTGAAGTCTAATAAGAGTGTTCAGGGCAGACTTTGCACTTCTTTTAAACAGAGCAGTTCTGATACGAATACCATCTGGAGCGTAGTAAGTTCTCTCAGACTGATCATCTGAACCAGCAGCAGCGCCTTCCTTCTCATCTTTCTTAACCATAATAGATGCAGAAAGAATAGCCACACCGTGTTCGTTTACACCTTCAGTGTAACGAGTCTTATCATCTTGCATGTACAATCTTTGTACGCCGTTTCTATTAGATTGTTTAATAGAAACAACGGGTTTGTAGTTACGGTCCCTGTTTTTAGCAAGAACCCAACCGTACTCAGGAAGATATTTTGCAACGACAACACACATGTTGACTCCTGTTGACAGTAAATAAGATTACTGTTATTTATGATAAACAAGGAGTTAAAAGATGAATAACTATGTAATTTACACTCAAGAGAACTGTTCTTATTGTGTTAAGGCAAAGGAGCTTATAAAGGATAAAGGACACACATATACTGAGTACGTCTTAGGAAGAGATATTTCCAAGACTGATCTTTTTGAAATGTTTCCGGGTGTTAAGACTGTTCCTATTGTTGTTTTGGACGGTCAAAAACTTGGTGGTTATCAGGAATTAACTGAATCCGTAAATAGAATGTTACTTAAGGGATAGAATGGTAGAAATTGAAAGAAATGAACTGAGTCAGAATGCTATGGGTGGAACAGAACTCATGGCAACTGCTCTAGCTGAGAGACTTGATCCAGAATTAGCTGACAAGTTTCAGATTATTTGTTCAAGAGTTAGGGATATTGATGAAAATAAGATCCCTATTTTGTGGTTACACGATCTTCCAAATGATCCCGAATCACAGCACTTAGCAGATAAAGAAAGTAGGGATAGATTTGCAAAGTTTGTTTTTGTGTCAAACTGGCAAATGAATGAGTACATCCATACATATGGTTTAGATTGGGATGATTGTTACGTAATTAAAAATGCAATCGAGCCGATTGAAATGGAAGAAAAACCTAAAGATGGTATTATCAGATTGATTTACCACTCAACACCTCACCGTGGACTTGAGTTGCTGATCCCATCTTTCGAATATCTTGCAGAAAAGTATGATAACATTGAACTCGATGTATATTCGAGTTTTGATTTATATGGTTGGCCGGAAAGAGACAAGCCATATGAAGATCTTTTCGATAGATGTAGACAACATCCTAAGATTCATTATCACGGGACACAGCCTAACTCTGTAATTAGAGAAGCTTTGGCAAAGGCAGATATTTTTGCTTATCCTAACATCTGGCCTGAAACATCATGCATTTGTGCAATTGAGGCTTTGGATGCTGGGTGTCTGATGTTGGCACCTAATTACGCAGCGCTTTCTGAGACTGCTGCATCTTGGGGGATCACTTATCAGTGGACGCCAGATAATAATAAACATGCAAATTTGTTTACATCCATTTTGGACAACATGATTAAAACTTTGTCTGAAGGTAAAGACGATGCTGAAAATATGATTATCCAGCAAAAACTATACTACGACAATTTTTATTCTTGGAAGGTTAGAATGCAGGAGTGGAATCAGCTATTGAATAATATTTTATGGGAAAGAAATGAACTCTAACAATGTAATTAGTTTCGGTAAAAGTACAAAGCCGAGTGAAGATAAAAAGGATGTCGATAAGGACTTATTGAGTCTTAAGTCATCTTACTGTGATGAGATGTCGAATGAGATTTTTGGCATTGTTATGAGAATCATCGAAAGAAGTGGTCATATGAACCACATCGACACAGAGGATGAAGGGTTTTTCGAAGAACTTCAACCTCGATTGGCAATGATTAAAGAAGCTCTTTTTGCTGTATTTTGTCTTCTTGAAAACGTTGATTATGATCTTTCTGTTGTGTTTGATAATCTTTATGAGCCAATTGGTTTTACGGAGGATGGGTTTAACACCCATCTCTTCGTTTCCGTAAATAATAAATACAGAGACAAACTCATTGAAATGACTAAAGAATATTTAAAAAACAAGGACAACAATGGTTAGAAAAAGTATTTCTGAAATCTTGCATGAGATTGGCGAACAAGCCTCTTTTCAAGATCGTGTTAAAGTTATGAGAAGCTACAGAGGTAATAATCCTCTTAGAACAATTCTTAGATATGCATTTGATCCGAGAATCAAATTTCTTTTACCGGAAGGGACACCTCCTTACAAAGAAAATGATTTCCCAGATCAACAAGGCAATTTGTATTATCATTTCAAAAAGCTTTATCTTTTTATTGAGGGTGGAAATCCAAACATCACTGATCTCAAAAGAGAAAGCCTTTTCATCGGTATGTTGGAAACGGTCGATAAAGATGATGCTAAAATTTTAATTGGAATGAAAGACAAAGAAATTCCCGTTAAAAATGTAACCCAAAAATTAACAGAAAGAGCCTTCCCGGATTTATTCAAATGAAAAGACGGTCTAGTAAAAAGTCAGATTTCGTAACTGAAGAATATTATGATGAATTTGAAGATATCAATTATCAAAAGTATAAGAGACAAAAAAATCTGAACAGAAAAAAGAACGATCCTTACCGGGATGATTACAGGGATGAATGGAACTGATGCCATCTTATACATTTAAAGACAAAGAAACTGGTGAAACGGTAACTAAAATTATGTCTCTTGTAGAAAGAGATAGTTATCTAGAAGAAAATAAAAATCTTCAGCTTTGTTTAGCTACACCCGGATTTGCTGATCCTCACAGAATGGGGAGAATTAAACCGGATGACAATTTTAGAGATCTTCTTAGAGAGACTAAGAAGGCACATAAAGGTAGCACAGTAAATACATTTTAGGGAATTGAATGGCTAGAAAAATAAGACAAAAAAACGCCAATCATATTAAAGAACAAAAAAGACAATCATTTGAAAAATCGTTAGTTCTAGAAAATGTAAGGCCAAAGACTGATAATCAGAAGAAGATCTTCAGTCAGTATTTTCAAAAGAAACATATTTTCATTCATGGGCTTCCGGGTACGGGTAAGACATATATCAGCCTTTACCTTGCACTCAAAGATCTTCTGTCGGATTCGAATATTGAAAAGGTTCTGGTTATCAGAAGTGCTGTCTCTGCTAGAGAGTTGGGATTTATGCCCGGTTCAGCAAAAGACAAGATGAGGGCTTATGAGGAACCATACTATGAAATATGTTCTAAATTGTTCGACAGGGATGATGCGTACACGCAGCTTAAGATGAGGAAGATGATTGACTTTACGCCAACATCTTTTCTCAGAGGCGTAACGTGGGACAATCATGTTGTGATTGTTGACGAAGTTCAGAACTTGAATGATCACGAAATTTCAACAGTGATTACCCGTATGGGACAAGGTTCTAGAATCATATTCTGCGGTGATTTCAGGCAGTCTGATTTTGTCACTAAGGGTCTTGAGGAAAGTGGAATAACCAACCTCTTCAAGATAATTCGCCTAATGCCATCATTCACACACGTAGAGATGGGAATAAACGATGTCGTAAGAAGTGGAATTGTAAGGGAGTATCTTGAGGCAAGAATGGAATTAGGTCTCAATTGAATTAATATATGAAAAATGCTATAGAAACATACAGAAATTTTGGACTTGCAGTTGAGAATATGGTACTTGACTCGGACATAACCTACATGGAAGCTATAATGGAGATTATGAAACGTGAAAACTTGGAAGAAGAAATTATATATAAGATGATTAAGAAGAATCCGGTTTTAAAGATTAAACTGGAACTTGAGAGTCGAAAATATAATCTTCTCCAGAAGGATGCAAATACGGCGATACTGTGACACCATTCAAATGTTATAAGCTCTACTTAGCCCTTAAACAGCACTTCAAAACGGAGACTTATGATTTTTTTAAATATAACGGAAAGGTAAATGCAAATGAAGACACTTTCAAAAATCGTAAAGACTACTATCTCTTTACTAAAATGGCCTCTAGACCAAATGTACAAACTCTGCTTGTATCTGTACTGTCAGATGACCCTGATTTTTACGTCACGGACATCCTCTCTGAACGAGGTGAAAAAATCCACAAAAGGTGGCAAAAGTACCAGCAAAGCTTCGACTACAGCTTCAAAGAAGAAATCAAGCAGTACGAAAACTTCGACCAAGCGATCATCGTCAAAGAAGGCTACCCAGAAATAATTTCAGATTATTTCTCTGGCAAGATATCCCTTGACACACTTTCAGTTGTCGATAAACTCATTGATGGCTGTAAATATTGGGGTACTCATCTTAAAGACCCTCTTTGGGATGAGATAAATATGAAGTTGATGAAGTATAGACCCTTCATCAACATTCGTACTGAAATATACAAAAACTATATCTATGAAATTTACAGTGGACAATAAAACTACAAGACACTACAAGACACTACAAGACACTAAAAGGAAAGATAATGAGCTTACAAGAACTCAAATCAAAACGTAAATCCAGTATGGAAAACCTCCTCAAAAAGATGGAATCTGCAAATGAAGGTGGTTACTCTGAAGATCAAGAGAAATACTGGAAACCTTCAGTTGGAAAAGATGGTAACGGACAATTCATCATTCGGTTTCTTCCAGAACCGAGTGGGGAAGATTCTCCTGTTGTTCATCTGTACAGTCACTTTTTCCGGGGTCCGGGTGGTTACTACGTGGAAAACTCCCTGACAACTTTGGGGAGAGGAACACCAGATCCTTGCTCAGAATATAATTCTATGCTTTGGAATTCTACTGATAGTGATAACCATCCCAACAGAAAACAAGCAAGAGACCAAAAAAGAAATTTGAACTACTATTCAAATATCTACGTGGTCAAGGATCCTGCTAATCCAGCAAATGAGGGGAAGGTTTTCCTCTTCAAGTATGGTAAAAAGATCCATGACATGATTGCTAAGAAACTTAAGCCTGTCTATGATGACGAAGAAAAGGTTAATGTTTTTGATATGTGGGAAGGTGCCAATTTCCGTATGAGAATTAGCACCGTAAAGGGTGATGGTAGAACCTACTGGAATTATGATGATTCCACTTTTGACTCTCCATCTGCACTTTTTGATGATGATGACAAGTTAGAAGAAATCTACATGCAACAGCATTCTTTGGCTGAAATCGTATCACCTGATAAGTTTAAGTCTTACGATGAACTCAAAGAAAAGCTCAACAAGGTTCTTGGTCTTGATGGTCCTAGTGTTGCAACACCAAAGCCACAACCAAAACCAGAGCCAGTTAAGCAGACTTCATCGGCAGAATTTCTTGATGACGATATTCCGTTTGATGTTGAGTCAAAGGCATCGGTCGATGATGACGACGATGATCTTTCAGTCTTTAAATCCTTGATGGATGATGACTAAAATAAAAGGGGGCTTCGGCCCCCTTTTTTGTAATTATATTCCTGCCGCTGAACCCATTCCAGTTCTTCCAAAATCTTGATAATTTGGATGTGACAGACCATGAAACATCCCAGCTTGTGACGAAACACCGGGACTTCCTGACAAGCTTGAATTAACACCAGTAGGGCTTGTTGGTCTTGTCATTTGTTCGTCCATAAGTTTACCGTCCCCGCCAGAAGCAGCAAGATCGGGCTGAATTTGTGTATCTTGGAATAATTGTTTTGACATTGATTCTATAATAGAAGATGTTTTATCACTAATTTCCCCTATATTTGATGCTGCTAAAATACCTGCAGCAGTTCCAAAATTACCACCGACAGCAGCAATACCAGCTAAAGGATTTTCTCTACCAACGTCTAAAGCTCCTGACAAGAATGAACCGACAAGAGGAACTTCACTTAGGCCAGTTTCAACTAAAAGGTTACTAGCTATATCGAAGACTGGGGAGGCAGCTTTTTTCAACATTCCGGAAAATTCATTGAAACCTTCTTCACCTAAAAGCATTTTTGCTCCGGTGATACCTGCAAAGCCAGTTGCAAAACCTCCTAAAGTTCCACCGCCAACTAATGATGTTAATCCAGCAAAGGCACCTGCTGTTCCGAGAAGGGTTACGATTTCTTTATTTTCTGAGAACCAGTTTATAATTCCCTTAAGTGTTGGGTTAGATTCGATGAAACTGTCTAATGCAATTCCACCAACTTCCCGTCTCAGCTTTTTGTTTTCTTCTTCTGAGCCACCAGCAATGAGTGTTTTTGATGTGTCTTCTTCTAATGGTGTAAATTCAGCAAGCTTTGATGCTCCTATATCCGTCAAGGCTTTTTTCACGTCAGATTTTTCACCTGTCATAACTGTTGATGCCAAACCCGAATATTCCTCACCCAACAGTTTTGTCGTTAAAGGTGATTTTACTATATCTTCTAAAGATCCAGTTAAAGCAGTCTCTATGCCATATTCTTCAATTAAACCACCTAAAGCTGTTTCCTTCAGACCCTTTATTGCTTCTTGTTGCTTTTGAGGATTTTCAGATGATAAAAGTTCTTTTATATAATTATCTATTTTTCCTATTTTGTAACCTTCAGGAAGTACCTTGTCAATAAAATCAGGAATTTGAGGTATTTTACTAGGATCTTTTATAAGATCCTTTATAGACATATTTTTAACGTCTTCTTGAATATAACTTTCTATTGTTGTTCTAACAGTTTCGTTTGGTATATTTTTAATAATGTCACTTAAAGGTTTATCTAAAATAGTATCATTTGCAATTTCTACTACAGAAAAAATTCTATCTCTTGCCGTTTTATTTTCGATATCAACGATGGCAGGAATAGCAGATTTGAAATCTATACTTGCTAAGTCAGGGTAAAGTGCTTTGATGTCTGCTTCATATTCTGTTGCAATATCACCAATAGCTGTCAGTCGGCCTACAGGCGTTTCCGCCGAAGCAATCTTTTCAACAGCCGAAGTAAATGACTTAACGCCTTCACCGGATTGTATTGACTCCAGAATTTCTCTTGAAATTTTAGAAGCCGATGGTAAACTTGCAATATTTGCAGGAAGAGAATTAGTGATAGCAGCAACAGTCCTATCGGGAAACATATTTGCAGCGAGGTTTACAAATTCCCCGGCCACAACCTCCTTTACTGCTTCAGATTTCTCACTCAGTGTAGGATATTGCTCTTCAGAAGATTCGTTAGAAGGTTTTTCGGGAAACTCTAAAGGATTTCCTTCAACCTTATCCATTGCTAATTTGTATCCTTGCTCAAATGCACTTTGAACTTCTGGATATCCTTGCTCATCACCAGTTTCTACTTTTAAAACTTGTGACCAAAGGGAAGAAACTAATTCTTTGTCTCTTATCATGCTTGGATCTACGACAGTTGTGTCAGTTATCCCTTTGACGCCTTCATAATATCTTGGAGCATTTTTTGGTTTATCAGACCAAGTTGTAAATGCTTCTTTAAAGGTTTTATTTACGAAATGTTTACTGTGAAAAAATTTATAGATGTTTGCGGCGATACCTTGTTCAAAGGTATCGAATTTGGCTATTGGATGATCTCCACCAATTATTCCATACTCAGTTGCTCCAAACATCTTGGAGTACATGTCGGGGTAAGCAGCACCCGGATTTTTATAACGAATAGATGCCTTTGTTGCATTTTTTGGAATATCGTTTCGTATGTGTCCATTTAAAGTGTCTGCCATTAGCCTCTAGCCATTTCCTGTTCGTTTTTCTTTTTCTCCAAATAGTCAATTAGCATAGAAGAGTATAACTCCATTTCGAATGGAATCATATTTTCTAAATCAGAAATATTGTATCCATGATGCTGGGCCATATTAAAAATTAGCTTGTAGTAATTTTTAAGGTTGTTATGAGCCAGCAGTATTAAAAAAAATTGTTGATCCCTTTCAACTTCATAGATTTATTCTTTTTGCCTTCTTTCCACTTTGCTTCAACTTCGACAGAAGGCATTGCGGCAATCCAATCCTTACACTCTTCAATGTTTTTCACGGTAAGAGAATCAACAAACTCTTCCTTTTCATGATCACTGTAAGAGTAAAATTCGTATGTTTGATCTTCGTGGAATACTGATTTGATGCAGTATTTCAGTGTATCAAAAAATGCTTGAACGTCATTATCAGATGTTACCCTAGAAATTTCATCCAGAGTCGGGTACTTCATAATCAAGGCTGTGTGGTCATTGATAATAACTCTATCTACAACATCACCCGAAATAATATTTACGTCCTCTAGATTTACGGTTGCAGGACACCTTTCACCAGTATCAGGATCTGTAATTTCGATCTCGATGAATTCTCCAACAGAGTTGATTCTTAGTTGGATAAAAAGGTATTCGATATCGTAGTAAGGAAGTCTACTAATATCCAAAGAATCATCGACAACACAATTTTGAATTACCTGTTTGATAGCAAGAAAGATTTGATCTTTTTCGCCAGACTGTTTTGCCATCAAAAGAATTTTTTCTTCTTTGACCAAAAATGGTCTCATTAATATTTCTCTGTTTAAAGATGGGATTTTGGTCTTAAAAACAGCAGTCTGAATTTGTGGTAACATTTTTCATCCTTTAATCAATCTGTGGTCCAGTACTAACGGTTCCAATTGGAGGTCTTGTTTTAGGTCTTTCGGTAATAGGAGGAACTACATCTGGCATCGGAATCTTATTAACGTAACCGGGTTCTCCGAATGATGCTGATGGGAAACTTCCTCCACCAAATGCACTCATCGAGTAAGATCTGTATTTAATCACACACGATACTGTAGCAATAGCGTCTCCATTGCCCCAATCAAGTGATACGTCTGAGACAGAAGCGATGTATGCTTGGTTCAGGGTATAGATTGTGATGGGTCTGCCTTGTTGATTGTAGTGTGTTATAGAAACGGCTGTGCCAGATCCCTGTCCTACAAATCCGTTAGGATCTACAATAGAATCAAGCATTTGGTTGAGAGCGGATAAACATCTTCCTTCATTGTCCAAAAGAAAACTGTATCCTGCTCCACCATATGATCTTGAAACTGCTTTTTCCAAAGGTCTGTAGGGTCCGTTACTAAAAGTATCGGTAACTACACTAGAGCCGGGTAAAGTTCCAGAAGAGGCTTGAAACCTCAATTCAGGAAAGCTTGAGAAGAAGACTTCAAACAAAGCTGCCTTTGCAAAGTCGTTCTTAAATCTTCCTTTAAACTGTTCTATACTAAAGCCCATTTTAAATCCTATCGAGTGAATCTTTTTGTGCAATTCCAGCAACACCTGAACTAGGCGCTCCTGTCCCAATGGCGAACATTTCAACAGGTAAGAATAAAGCAATATCCCATTCGTATGATCTAACCTCATAAAGAGGAGACTGAAGTTGATTGAATAAGTATTTTTTAACACAAGGCTTAAACATACTAAATTTCGAAGCAACCTTCAGAATCTGATAGCTTATTCTCAATCTCGTTTTATCATCATATGTATTGTCGCTTGACAAAGTATAAAGTGCATCCATCAAAGCTGCTCTCGGTTGAAGAGGCAAATAGTGTAGGTTGATGCCCATTATTCCATTATTTATGGTGTCAATAGGAAATATCATCGGTAGTCTATCATGATAAGGTAGTTCCTTTATCATCTTGGGATAGTACTGAAAAAAATACATTTTTCCGATAGTAGGAAGTTTGGCTACTCTATCTCTATTTTTTAAAATTGTTTCTTTAGAACTTTCTAAAGCCATTGCACCAAATCCACGATAGTATTCTCTGGCTCTTTTTGTTCTTGCTGGAACAATCTCTTGTTCTAGACCTTCTTGAAGAATAGAATGAAAAACGTCTTTAGGTCGTTTACCTACAACCTTTTCTACTGTTTCCTTGAAGGAATTTAGTGTTATAGCCATTTAAAGTCCTAGTTCATTTTCCGTTAAGATTTGGAACTGCCATTTTCTATCCTTACAGAAGCTTTCAGCAGCCTTCCATTTGGATTCGTTAATGGCATATGTCTTAACTTTATTTACATATTGTCTAGTTACTTTTTTGACTTTTTCTGGCTTTTCGGTTTGGTACTTTGGTTTTATTTCTATTACCAAAACATCAACACCACCTTGCTTGTTCTTTTTCTTGACGTAGAAATCAGGAAAATATCTTCTTGTCTTCCCATCAACAGGACTTCTGTAAGGTATGAAAAATTCTTCTGATGACCATTCGATAACGTTTGGGTTGCTATCAAGATAGCCCATAAACATTTTTTCCCAACTACTCCTATAAATAATGTTAGTTGGATCACCTTTATATTTTTTGTAGTTTTTTGGTTTAAAGTAACCTTTTTTAGCAGCCATATTAATATTTAGTAGGATTTAAAATGGTAGATTTTGCATCACTTCCACAAATAAGCGCTAAGTCAAGACAAGGACTTGGGATGTCTAACTATGAAAGGTCAATAAGGCAAAACCATCAACATCTTGTTAAGCAAAATGGCGGAAACTTTGGTATTGGTGGAACTGGCATCAAAAAGAAAAAATCTTCTCAGGCTTATAGAAATAAACTGGCAAACAGAAATCGAAGAAAGACGACAAATGTTATTGATGCAAGAGGTGCCGTTGAAAGATTTGATGAAGGTAGAATAAATGGTGATTCTGTCATTTGTGTTAGGGAACATTATTCACCAGATAAGGATGATATTGGCTTTACAACTGAAGAATTTTTGAAAAAACTTCAAAATATAAGTAGTCAAACTGCTTTTTCAGCAAATAGACAGGAAGGTGCAGCAGCATTCCAGCAGGGTGTTAGCCAGAATTTTTCCACGGGTTTAAGCAGAATAGATAGTCCGTCTCTTAGAGGAACAGGTTTTGGTGGAGGAGGCGCTGGAGGTGGCGGTGGATCCGCAGGTGTTAGTGCATCGGGCGGAACAATAGGATTGCCAACTCCCGATAATTTGCAAGAAAACATGAACATCAGTTATGAGAGTAAACACAAAGGTCAGGGCATGGCTATTCAAGATGCAATGATGAATGCTGTTGCAACTTCATTGAGAAACGTTGCTGAAACGGGAAGTCCAAATAACTCTATGATCACTCAAATGAAAGAAACTTTTGCTGATATGAAAAGTTTTTATGAGAAAAAGGGAAACGTTGCTAACTTTCTTGGCGCTCTCGGAAACATGGCAGGGGTGGGAAACTTTGATACGGCGTTCAACAACAGCATGGTTCAACAGTTTTCCGGTGTTATGCCAAGATCTTTTAATTTTAGATGGAAGTTGTATGCCGATTCTGAATCTGGCTCTAAAGCTATATTTCAAATCATTCAGATTTTAAAAGAAGCTGCTCACCCAGATCTTGTCGATCCTATTCTCAATATTGTCAGATATCCTGCTCGTTTATCGAGATTTGATATAAGATCTCCAAATGGATTGATTATATTTCCTGTTTTTGAAAGTGTTATAACTGACATTACTGTAGACTATTCAGCATCAGGCGCTCCTTTCTTCTTTAAATCGGGCGCTCCAACTTCCATAGCATTATCTCTATCTATTACTGAAGTTACCAGTAAGACAAGAAGTGATTTCGCTGCGGCACCAAGTGGATTTGCATAATGCCAAAAGGTCTTTTTAAAAATCTACCGATCATAGAATATGATGGAAAGTTGGCAAGAAATCTAATGGTATCTTCGAAGATTGTTAAGGATGCCTTTGCAAATCCTATTGCCTTCTTTAATTACACCGTTGAGGACGGTGAGACTCCAGAAGAAATTGCTTATACGTTTTATGATAGTGTATTTTATTCTTGGTTAGTTTTATTTTCGAATGATATTGTTGACGTTCACAACGAGTGGCCCAAATCATATAAGCAAATGACGGAATATTACACTCAAAAGTATGGCTCTGTCCCAGCAGCCAAAGAACAAATTTTGCACTACAAAAATCCTAAGTACGGGTTTACAATCAATCAAGCCACCTATTCTAGATATGCAAATTCTGATTTCGTAGATGCTACGATTAGTGTTGAAAGAACTGGATGGGAGCCTGTTACAGCATTTGAATATGAAGAAGAAAGGAACGATAATTTGAGAAATATTAAGTTAATAGACCCTTCCTTTACCGATCAGATAAAACGTGAAATGGAGTTGTTGTTTAATGGCTAGCATAGAGGCTTTAGAACCAGCCAAAGGTAAAGCTAAACCAGTAATGGAACTTCATCGTACTTTGGGCGGTAAGGTGGACGACTTAACACCGGGCCTTACTGCTTTTAGTGTTTATTCTTCCATAGAACATCCTTTTATTTCGATGAGTTTGACAATGATGGATGAATATGGATTTAAACATAATAACAATATTAACGGTGATTATTCTATAGTTGCTTCTATGACAGATGGTGGCGGTAGAAAACTTACAGGAAAATTTCATATTAACAGTATGAGAACATACACTACAAATGGTAGAAGAGCCTACGGTATCGAATTTGTTGGTATGACTGCAGAACATCTTAACAACGCTGCACAAAAAGTCACAGAGTGGAAATTTAAACACACCAGAGAGACTTGCGTAAATATAATTGAATATATTAATGACAAATATCTTAAGGGACAGTTGGATGTAAATGTTTCTTCATATCCAGCGGTAAATATAGATATTGTGAATCAAACTCCACTTCAGGCAATTTCCTTTTTGCTTGAAAGAGCTTCTGGTTCAGGGTCTAATCTTTTTGTCTATTATCAAAAATTTATAGGGTCTAGTCCTAGATTCCAGTTGGACGAAGTTAGTAGATTAGCTGGTCAAGGACCAAAATTTTTATTCCATATGACCGAGCAAAACATATCTACACCAGAAGCTCATTATATCGATGAGATTTATGTTAATGGTGGCAATCAATGTAGAATACTTCAATTCCACCAAGACTCTGCTTTCAATGCTCATGATATCATTCAGCAAGGCTATGCATCTAGAGAGTATATTGAAATTGATTTTGTCAATAAAATTACTAGATTTGACAGGGATCAAGTCCAAAATACAGCTATGGGTTCAAAGCAAATGCCAGAAGTTGTTGAAGCTCTTAAAAGTCATTCTGGACAAAGAGCAACCCGTGCAATATATGAAGCGCACAATGGCGATGACACGTATTTTAAGTACCCTAATGTTAGAAATGCATGGTTGAAAAAAAAGGTTCCGGCCTCTGGATTTTTGTCAAAAAGAATTACTATTTCTGCATTCGGTTGTTTTAATGTACATGCGGGTGATGTTGTTCTTTTGAATTACAAAATCAATACAGCCGATCCGGGAAGAGGTCACGATACTGAGTACAGTACGCCTCATTTTGTTATAGCTGCAAAACACAGTGTAAACACTAACGGCGAATGTTATTCTCAATTTGAACTAGCAAAAGATGGTGAAGGATAATCATGAGAGATTTTTTTGACATTGCTGGTTTCGAAAGTGACCACTACGGTAACAGGTATAACTGGTTTTTAGCTTATGTTGAACAGGTTTACGAAGCTGAAGATGTCAGAGGCGCTGATCACCTAGTTCGTGTTGCTATTCGTATTCTTGGATATCATGATGAGGGTGCGCAATTAGATGATCTGCCATTAGCAACACCACTCATGCCAACAACTTTGTCAACAGTATATGATATTGGCGGAACGCCCGGACTTGAGGTGGGTGCTTTTGTTGTAGGCTTTTGGTTAGATCGACACAGGCAACATCCGTGTGTTATTGGCGCACTTTCGGGAATTACGCCACGTTCTATGCGGCAATGGGAAGATATTTTTAATGTTGTTCAGTTTCCACAAAGCGGTACTAGTGGTGCTGATGCTTCAGTAGAAGATAGAATAATTTCAATACCAGTTGGCGGTGATGGAGGAGGCTCAACAGAATGACGCCATTAGCATTTAATTTTGATTTAGGTATCAATAACTATAAAAAAAACAGACTGATTGTAGATACACATCATCTAAAAAACGAGATCTTGTATAATATGGAAAATACAGGAAAAACATCTTTCACCATTAGTGCATTTTCCTACTACAATAATCAGGGTAAAGGTTTTCTTGATTCGATCAAAGATCTTGAAGCTTCATCACTGAATGGATCTTTTCATTTTTATATAAACGAAAGTGGAAATCTTTTAACTGATCTTGAGATGAGTTCTGAATCTTACTTTTATCCGGACGAAACAAGTGATCTGAATATTGTTTTGTGTATTTCTGGTAAGAATGTAAATTTGAATAACGAAAAGAAACCTCAATCGTTGTATCAGTATAATCAGTTAAAAACGTTGAACAGTATCATTCTGACATTTGGAAAAAATTCTTACCAGACTTCTTTTGACAACCTGTCTGTTGACAATAACTATGATAAGATCACGAATCTAGGTTTTGATCTCTCGGAATATGGAAAAGGAGTGTTAAACAATGACTAAAGAATTCGGTCCATTGCCAGCACCAAGGGGTGAGGGGAAAGACGGGCCAAAAGAAATTAATTATGACAATGATCACATTGCACTTGAACCAATTCCACCAAGAATTGCACCACAACCAGAAATTACTTATTTTTATAATAAAGCAACTAAGTATTTGAACGGCAGCAAGGTAGAGTTTAACACAACTCCCGGTCACGAATATATCAACATTCAACATGGCAATGATAAGACTCGTTTGACATTTTTTGAAAATGGTGACGTGGAAATAATTCAAGTAGATGGCAATAGACATGATGAAGTTTCAAAAGATTATGGCATCGAAGTTGGCGGAGATTTTAACACTAAAACAAAGAGGTTTCATAAGTCAGAAAGTTACGCTTATAAAAATTATAGTGAACAAAGTCAAGTGTTTGATTCGAATCTATTTGATGTTAGAACAAATAAAGTTATTATGAGTGCATCTAGAGGTATTGAGCTTATAGCAGATGATGTAATTATCCGGGGAGATTTGAGAATCGACGGAAACCTTATAGTTAATGGTGGCTTTAGTAATGAGTTTGAAATAGAATTCAACCCTGATTACTCGAAGAAAGTTGAGGAAGAAAATGATCAAAATGATCAACCGGATCTATTTGAATTTGATCAGTTCGATGTTCGGCCTATTCAGGGTCCAAATCAGCCTACTCAGGGTCCAGTTACAACAGGAACAACAGTATCCGGTCCAGCAGGTTCTACAGCCACAAGTTCTACAGCCACAAGTTCTGGTGGCACTTCAGGAGGCCAAACAGAATGATTATTGATGTAGGAAGCAGAACATTTGGACCAATTCGACAATTTGATTCTTATCAGCTAGAAATTTTTAAAAGAAATAAATTTTTACCAATACCTAAAAAATTCAAAATAGAAAAATATCCAGAAGATGTAATAGATCCTTTTGACGAAGAATCATTTCAGCTTTCTAGCAATTTTAGTGATAGTGATTTTATTCGGAAACAAATACAAGGAACAGCAGGTGAAATTCTCCCCTACATAGGAAGTGAAAACGTTTTTGAGGAGGCACCAAGGCATCATTTTAGTATTAAAACAATATATGACAATCTTCAAAGACTTTGTTTTGAAGTTATGGAACCAGTTTATGAAATGGCAGGGAAAAGGCCAAATATCGAAAGTGGTTTGCTGTTTAGGGACAGTCTAAGTGGTGTTGATATGGACTCTTTCTTTTCTGATCAGATACAGGGAAATGCTGTTGTCATGAATTTTCCTAAAGATGAAAATAATGAGATCGTTAATCTATGCGCTAATTATATTATCGAGTTTTCGATATTCGACAGATTTCTAATCGACAATACATTAAAGAAATACGAGAGGCCAACTCTTATGGTTTCAGTAAATAATAAAAAAAGAGGCATTGCTGGATTCGTTAGGAGGAAATGATGCAATCACCTGTCGTAAAAGATATTTATTTTTCAGACTTGGACACACAGTTCACACAAAATCCAATCAGTGATGATGTTGTGTCTATCAAAAACTTTGAATCAATTAAAAGATCAGTAAGAAATATCATTAGCACAAACAAAGGTGAGAGACCTTTTAAGCCTGAGTTTGGGTCTAATGTAAGAGCGCTTCTTTTTGAACCTGATAGTGATCTTATCAGAATTGCTCTTGCTGAAGAAATCGAAATTCAACTTGCAAATTTTGAACCAAGGATTGAAGTTTTAGAAGTAAATGTCACAAACACTGCTGAACAAATAGATAGCTATGATTTAAACGTTTCGATTGTTTTCACTCCCATAAATAGTCAACAAGAAGTCACACTAAACGTAGTATTAGAAAGAGCAAGATAATGGCGGATAACTATCTATCAACGTCTGAACTGGATTTCGATTCCTTAAAAGATGATTTTAGAAAATTTTTGCAAGGTCAAAGTCAGTACAAAGATTACAACTTTGATGGATCTAACATGTCTATTATCATGGATCTTTTGACTTACAATACCCACATTAACGCTTACTATCTTAATCAAATTGGAACAGAGTCTTTTCTTGACACTGCAAAGTTAAAAGAGTCTGTAGTTTCTCATGCAAAGGAACTGAACTATCTTCCTAGATCCAGAAACTCGTCCAGAGCAGTGGTCAACCTGTCAACTACCGGATCTGTTACAGATGGAACAAAAACCATTAACAAGTTCACAACATTTACATCAGAAGTTGGAGGAAATACACTAATATTTTCTACAGATAGAGACATCACAGCAGTCAATGATGGAACAGGAACATTCATTGCAAATAACGTGAACATCTATGAAGGTACGGTTATCACTGAATTTTTTGACGTGACATCTTCTAATACAAAAATTGTTGTGTCATCAGCTAACGTAGATATTGATAGTTTAGAAATTGTCGTCCAGAACAGTGCTTCTGATCTTGCCAACTCAACGTTTTTGAGAGCAGAAAATCTTTTCAACCTGACTCCAACATCAGATGTTTTCTTTGTTCAGGGTTTTGGTAATAGCAAATACGAGATTGAGTTTGGTAATGATGTGACAGGGAAAAGACTTACTCCGGGAAACATCATTCGTCTTAGATACCGTGAAACATTAGGCGAAGAAGCTAACAATGCTAGAACATTCTCCCCTACAGATCCAACCATTTCTGTTTCGACTGTATCAAGATCTTCTTTGGGGTCTGAAAGAGAATCTATTGATTCTATCAGATTCAATGCCCCAAGAGTCTTCTCCACACAAGATAGAGCGGTAACGGCAGAAGACTACAAGTCACTGGTTAAAAATAAGTTTCCAACCATTGAAACGCTTAATGTTTTTGGTGGTGAAAAGTTATCTCCACCAAGATTCGGTAAAGTTGTTGTTGTGCCTAAGCCTTTCAATGCCAAGGTAGCAAGCCAATCACTCAAGGATTCTATTGTCGAATTCTTGAAAAATAAAGCTTCTGTTAGCACAGAAGTTATCACGGCTGATCCCAAGTTTATTATTTTGGACATTCAAAGCTCTGTAAGATTTAACTCTACTCAAACTACCAGAGGGGAAGAAGATTTACGTTCTTCTGTTATCAATAGTATTCTTCAGTATGGTACAAACAATCTTTCTGAATTTGATCGTGACTTTAGATACAGTAAACTTTTGACCGTTATTGATGCAACAGACACAAGCATCCTTTCGAACGATACCAAAATCAGAATGATCAAAGAAGAAACGCCATTCTCCCAATCGACTAGTGATTTTGTTTTAGATTATGATAATGAGATTGAAAGAGGATCTTTCGTTTCTTCTTTGTTTACCAAGACTATTAATGGGGTTAATTTTGAAGCGTTTCTTGAAGACGTTAATGGAACTATTCAAATGTGTTCCAGAACTAGAGGCTCCAAGGAAATCCTGATTTTTGATGCTGGTTCTATCGATTATCAAAATGGTGTTGTCAACCTTACCAACTTTAGATTGGATGGATATTTTGCAAGAGGTAGAACAGCATTTGGTGACAGAGTTCAGTTCTATGCTAAGAATGTTAACCCAGATATTATTGTAGATCAGGATCAGATTATTCTTATACAATCGTTAAATATTAACGTAACAATAGATGGACAGACAACTGATGACTGATCGTTTTACAAAAAGTGAAAAATCGACAGATCATTTTGTTAAATCACAATTCCCTGACTTCTTTCTAGATGAAGGTGAGGGAATTGTAAATTTTGTAGATACCTACTACAAGCATTTTTCAGCCAATACTGGTTATAAAATTAGAGATCTTCAGTATCAAGGTGATATTGATACTACCTCTGATGCTAACTTAATACGCTTTAACAATAAGTATACCTTTGGTTCTGGTAGATTTATCAAAGAACTTCCTGCCGTAATAACTGGTGATTTAAGATTCATCATTAAACACATCAAAGATCTTTATAGATCTAAGGGAACGGAAAGAGGGATTAAGTTGTTTTTCCGTTTGGCGTTTAACGATTCTCCTGACATTTTTGTTCCGGGAAGATTTCTTTTTAGACCTTCAGATTCTAGATTTAATAGACCAGATGTAGTTGAACTTTTTTTGGGAGAAGGGAGTTCTTTTGAAGATGTTAAAGGTTTAGTGGGAACGGAGATAATTGGTTCCGTTACTGGTGCATCTGCTATTGCTAAAAATGTTTTCAGGAAAAGACTAAAAGACAAATCGTTTGTTTATGTTGAACTTGATAATGTTCA